TATTATTTGTTATTAATCCATCTTTTCTTGGTTGTCCTATATGTATAGTAGCCAGTATAGCACGAATCTCTCTTACTGCGCTTTCTGAGTAATAAGATCTTATTCTAAATCCACGTTCACCATTTATTTTAGCCCCAGTTGGTGGGGGTATCATTCCAGTCTTAATTAACTTAGGCATATATTTTCTATGACGATTAATTAACTTAGCAGTCTCAGCAACCGTATATGCTCGTTCTCTATTTTTTCTAAAGTCTGCACGAAGGCATGTTTCAAGTCTATCCTTGGTTATATTATAAACAGAAACTAAACCAGTTGATCTTGAACTATGATGAAGCCTTACAAGGTCTCCATTAAGAAACCATATTTTTTGATTACCTTTTATCACATCTTCGTTATTGTATGCTTCGCTCTGGATAATTCCTTTGCTAGTAACCATCTTCCTTCTTCACTTTCTGCTGGAGGGTGAAAAAAATTTCTTGATCCGCATAATATACAGTATGTCTCTATATGTTGAACACCATTGTATTGCCTATCAATAAACAAACGCCCACTACATTTTTTACAATTAATCATATTACTAGTTTGGTATGCCAATAATAATTAAATGAACTGCTAAAGAAAGGTCTCCAGATGCACCAAATCTAACAACACCTTCAATTCTAGAAGTCGTTATTGTTTTTAAGATAACGCTAACATTTTGTCCTGCTGGCGTATTTCCAATGTTAACTGGTGTTGCAGAAACAATTGGTGAATATTTAAAATCACTTGGAAAATCATATGAAAATGTTTTTTCAGATGCTGCTGTAACTGTTGAGTTATTTGCTACTTCTACATAGCCACCAACAACTCTTGCCTCAGATGTTTTAATGTTTTGTTTGCCAGCAGAGACAGTATCAATAGTTGTATAGTTATATGTAGCAGATGATACCTGTGTAGATAAATCATTTACTGCATCTGCCAACTGATAGATGTATGTAACATCTAGTGGCTGTCCTCTTTCTGGTAGTGGTACCTTTGCCATATTATTCTCCTTTTATATGCTTTTCTCTTTTTGAAAAAGTGAAAGTCTTGTATCGTAAACTTTGTTGTTTGTTGGTATTTGAACTGCAATTCTAATCCCTGTTGGACTAGTAGCAAGTTGAAGCACTGAAACACTGTTTGATGTGGTTGTTGTGTAATATGAATAACTTCCCCAAGTTCCGCCGACTTGCCAGGCTACCCAAACATCAAAAGTATCAACCTCCGAAAATATTGCTTCATATTTTGCAACATCTGGATCTGCGTCATATTCTGCTGGTGTTGGAAATGTCCAAATAGATGTTATTAATTTTGGAGCAGTTCCCAAATCTTTTATAATAATTCTGGCGTCACTTGTATATGGCATCTCTGCAACGCTTGTTGGTGGAACAACGAGTCTTGTAATTGGAGAGTATTGAGATGTACGGTTTTTGTCGTCAGATATAACTCTATACCTAACATCATAAAATAATTCAGTGTCGTTAAAACTTACATTGGGCAAGTCTTTATTTTTAATAACAGCCTTTTTAATTCCAGCATCAACCATTATGAAGTCGCTCCGCCAGTTACATCTATACTAAATCTAAACTCAATATAGTTACTTGTGTTGGGTGGCTTAACAACTGTTGAGCCATCTGTTGTCTGTATAACTGAGTATCCTGTTAATCCATAAAGTGGATTCAAGGTTCCAATGTTTTCTAATCTTATTGCATCTAGGGCAATATAGTAGTCATCTACTGGAGACCCTGCATCAATAACGCATGCATATATTTTTACAACCGTAACAGCGTCCCATGTAAAGTTTGCCGATGTATATAGTTCTTGCAGTTGCTTTGTTACAACATAATGTCTATTTGTTGCAAAATCAATTCCGCCAACACCATCAACTAAGTTAACTTCAAACCTAGCATACTCTCCAGATCCAGAATCTGTTGATGCAAAATCAACAAGAATTCTAACTGAATCAGGCTCTGCACTTGAATCGCCATCCAAACTTACTAAAGAAAATGCTAACCTTAATTCATCTATTGGAGAGTTTCTTGAAAAATCAACATTAGGGCTTGTAAGGTGAAGGTGATTTGATCCAGACTGAATAACAAGGTGGCCTCCAGATAGTGTTAAGTTGGAGTCATCTCCTTGAATTAAAATTGTATTATTTAAAAACCTTGCTCTTTCATATCTAGACGCTCTTGGTTCTTTATAAAAAATAGGGTTATCTATGTTTGTTTGAAAAACTGGTTCAGCAATTGCAATAATATTATCATATGCTGGTGCATCTAGCGCTGCAGTATATGTTGGTATTGCACTTGCAGCAGATGCAGTATGGTATTGCCAGTTTTCTGTTGATGTAAATCCAAATACTGTTTTACTATCTTTTGCTCCAGCAGATGGGTTTGATCCTGCAGAGAATATTCCAACTTCGCTAATTTCATATCTTTCTTCTGTTGGAAGTTCTGCAGTAAATACTATTTTGTCAAGACCATCTTCATTAATAAACCCTCTTGAAGATATTGGTACACGTAACATTTCAAAGTCTAAGTTAGTTTTATTTGAGTAGTCTACAGGGGTATCTCCTGAAGATAGCGGGGTACCCCCACAGCCAATAGCAATGTATGATGCATATGCTGGAGCCTGCCCAAGCATGTATTTGGCAATAATGCCCTTACCTATATCGGTTATCATGAAGTAAATCCCTCTACTGTGTCCTCATATATTGTACCATTTGTAACAATTTGAATCTCTACTTGTTCATCAGCCTCTAATTTAACCAACTCTATAGTTAGATTACCATTGTCGGTATCTATATAGATATTACTTCCATTTGATCCGTTACCCTCGTTTGGAATCTTATCTTCTAGTTTAATTGAAAATCCCGCAAAAAATCTATTTGATGTTTGTTGAAGACTAACTATATTATTAGGGTTATATTGTTGTTGAATTGCTGATATATTTTTAATTGGTTGGTATGAAATTGGCTGACCATTAATAGTATCAGACCTAGCAATATTAATCAACTCTTGTCCACCAATGTTTTCAAACAATAAATCTTCCATGACTTCTACTGGAACACCTTCATCATTAAACAACACAATGTCTGGTGTTGCAGTTTTAACTGGAGGTGGTGGTGGTGTATATGTTATAGCAGATGCTGGCGTAATAGGTGTTGCTGTTAAATTTCCTCCACCACCAAATCCTCTAATATTAGTATCAGTTCCTTCATTTGGTCCAGTGTCTTTTTTTGTTTCTGATGTCGTGCCAAAAGAATCTATTGCTTTAAGTACAGTTTTAGCATATGCATCTGTTGCACGATTGAGTTTTTCAGATGCTGCAAAAATTGCTTGTCGGCTTGCACCTGGTTTTGCTACCGCTTTATCAAATGCCGCATTTGCTTTTTCAAATGCTGAAGTTGCTTTATTTAAAAGTTCTTGATCCATTTTACACCTCTACCAAATACAATGTCATTTCAGGACCAGAAGTAGTTCTTGAATATTGAATGTTGTACACAACAAATCTTAAATCATCTGAAGCAACAAGATTTATATTGTCATTATTTTTATAATCAATAGTAACAATATCTCCAAGTTGTATTGTTGGATTAGGGAAAATATTAACACCAATCAATTGTTTTGGTTTCATTATTTTATTAACAATCCAGCCCATTAATTCATTTGCATCATCTTGTGTTTGTATGTATGGTGTATCAAGAGTAAAGTCATTATTGCCATAGATTATTCTACTTAATTTAATTTCATCATACTTAGATTGTTCAATAAGAGGTGAGTAAACAGTTGAAGAAATATCAAGTTGTTGGTTTGACAGATTGCTTCTTTTTCTAAAATATTCATCTACAGTTAATTCATGAGTAGTATCTTGTGTAAATGTTATACCCTGAATTCTTAAATAGTTACCAGTTGTTTCATCTAAATTTAATAATGTGTCTGTCGCATTAAATATTAAAAATTCTGCACCATATGAATCTGCATAAAATCCAGAAGTAACGTATCCTTTTAGCCTATTTAATGTTGGGCTTAGTTTAGAGTATAACGCTGGGTATGCACGATCATACTTAATATCAAAGTATGAACACTCTCTCATTGTAGTTCCAAATTCTTCAAAATACATATTATATTTTGGTGGCTGTTGAGAACTTATGCCAGACAAATATGTTGATTTTACTATACCGCTCATTGCATATTTTCTAAATGATTCTGATGCATTAACTTCTGTATCACCAAATGCAGAAGATAGTTTTTCACCAACAGTAAAGACTGTATTTTGTGAATAATTTTCTGACAATGCATAAAAGTTTTCAAACATACATCTTGAAGAGCCACGAACAAAAAGAGCAGAGTTATTATAGATTGGTAGTGGGTCTGTGTCATCAACTGTTTTAATTAGTTTATTATTTATATAAAGATAAAACCTTCTTATGTTTCCAATATCTTCATACTCAACAGCAAGGTCATATACGGTTGGAGTCTCTTCTGAAACCATGCGATACTGTCCAGTAAATCTTCCATCGTCAACAACAATCTTTGACAAACCTCCCCAAAGTTTAATTGGAATTGCATCTGTATTAGATGAGTCTTTTTTAATTTTATAAAAAACAACATTGTTAATTTCAATTGCAGATTGACCGTTTGTATTTAAATTTAAATAAGACTCTATATTATTTTCTGTTAATGCTGCAATTTCAAAATAGTATCCATTATTGGTTGTTGGATTCAATAGCATTGCTATTCCTCCAGAACCTCCACCAATGCTAACATTTTTATCTGGTGCTGATCCAGTTACCTGATAAAATGTTGTGCTACCAATTGGTGTTTGTGTTCTATTTTGGTTATTTTCAATTTTTCCAACAATACGCATTCTTGTTCCAAAATGCTTATATGAATTGTTTAGTTCTTTATAAACATAAGAAATAAAATTAATTGGTGTTTCTGTAGTTGTAAATGATGGACCATTCATAATAAATGCTGACGACTGTAATGTTCCACTTTGTGTTGAAGTTAATTTGTTTACATCTGTTTCTGTTAAAAATGTAGAAGATGCAAAGTTTTTAATAATTCCATTTCTAGATGTTTGCCTTGCTTTTGTATTATTAACACCTGCAGCACCTATTGCAGTTGTTGGTGTTGTAATATCTTCTAGTAATGTAGTTGTAAATAAATATTGTGACTTCATGTCGCATCCACGAACATAATCATTATTAGACCAATATGAAGATAGTCCAGCAGAATGAGTTGCTATTTTTGTTCCAAACTGTGCACGACCATGTTGATAGACACTTCCATTTTTTAAACGAGTAATGCCCTCAATTGTTTCATAGTATGGCTCTGCATAAATTCTTATTGAGCCAGTTGGATATATTTTTCCATTAAAGGGTAGTGAAGAAAAATAGTTTTGATATTCTTGATTGCTAGAAATCCA